GGTCGGTCTCAAAGGCTAAATCTATACCATCTCTGATAAGATTATTCTTTAAGAGCGGACCTGAAATGCGACCAATAGCCATTTGCTCTCCTAAATACCCCGTGTTTCACGGTTAACCACCTTTGCACCTATGTGCGCATCCTAAGTTTTATTTAGGCTCTTTGCGGGTTTACCACAGTTTAACCATACAGAAAATTGGTCATCTTCTGTAATCATTAGTATTTAGTCTTTTTGGAGATTTAGCCGAACATGAGGGCATAAACGTTGCCAAGTTCTTCCATGACTGCTGCCGTAACAACAATACCACCGCCGGTGGCCACTTGCCACACAGTTCCGTCGAAACATTCCATATATCCAATTTGGTTGTTCCATCGAGTTTCTCCAATTTCAGATCCAACTCGTTGACTAGTATTGCCCACTGGAATAACCATTCCATTAGAATCATTTATTTTTAAATGTCCGTTTCCGTTATGTGTTATTGTTAACGGAGTGTTATTGAGATTCTCAATAGTACTTTGATTAATAGTTAATCTTTCTATTTGAACTGATCCACTATTAGATGTTATTGATAACTCTTCGTTACTCTGTACCGTTGTAATTGTATTACCAGAATACGAAGTTTGATAGCTAACTAGCAAGGTAGTTGTTAACAAATTTGTCGAAGAACCGATTGCTTGGACATTTACTTCTGCCCATTTTTTATCAGTCTTACCTAAATTGTAAGTGTTATTCTGGCCTGGAATAATTGACTGCGTAAAATCCGGTGCAATAACTACAGTATCTAATGGATTGTCTCCAACATAAAACATTCCATCAAGTCTAACATCTCCATCCACTCCTATGTTACCATTAACTTGTAGACCGTTTGTTACAGTAGTATCTGATAAAAATGACACTTTGCCTGCGGCATTTGCATCTAGTACAATGTCAGTATTTAAAGTAGTTGATTTAATGTAATTGTCTTTAATTTCTAATGCGGTATTTAAAACTTTTCCGTATTGAATATATGCATCGGCGCCAGTTGGCTCAATAATAATCGGGCCAACTTGACTAGATACTGTGCCGTTAGTATTAAAAATTACATTTCCTACCTTGGCAGAAATACCGTTGATAATTACACCACCGTTTATACTAGTATCACCGTTAACGTGTAACGAATACGCAGGACCGGTAGTATTAACACCAATTCTATCGTTAGTTACTCCGATGAATAACAGATCAGCATCTAAAGGTCCGTTGCGAAATGTTAGTGGTGATCCATTTCTAACTAAGTTATTAGTTAATAACGGTCCTGAGATTCTTCCTAGTTGACTCATAATTAATCAGCATAACCGTAAAATATAGTTACATTTTTATCTGTAGGAACAGCACTAGTGAATACAATCCTAGTATCACCAGGTGTACCTAGATAATCATAAACTAAATTAAAGTTGGTATCAGAAATTTGCATCACGTTTTCAACTAATACAATTATGTTATTTTCGGAACTAGGAATTTTTATCAAAGGTCCGAACGTTGTTTCTACATCGTTTCCTGGACCCCATGTTTCTTTTGTAATGGCTGTTGCGCCAGGTGCTCTTACTACTTCCCACACTCCATCTATCAATGCTTCTATAGATTTTGTAGTGGTGTTATATCTAATAAATCCGTTAGCACCGTTTGGATTTCGTACACCTGCAGCCTGTGGACGTTCTGCTGTTGTGCCTTTAGGAAGTCGAAGACCTCCAGTAAGATCCATTACAGCACGGCCATAATGATTGGTAAACAGAGCATTGTCACTGGGACTATACTTGCTGAGAGTTTTCTGTTTTAGGAATCTCATACCTGCAATGCACTCACAGTAATACTTAAAAGATTGCTAGTGCTGGCAGTGGCACGTATAGAATCAGTTCCATATCCAGATGCACCTTTTAGTACGATTCGTTCGTCGCTAAAAAATACAGTTTCGCCAGCTGGTACAATTAAATTTTTAACAATGGTATTTGTAGCTGAGCTTACTGCGCCGGCTGCTACTAAATTTAATGTTAGTGTGCAACTATTAACAGTTTCATCTGTTAGGTCAGGGGTTCCAGTATTACATACAATAATATTTGTAATTGCATTGTCTTGTGCAGTAACGCCAGCGCCAACTGGTGCTCCTGTACTAGTGCTAGTGAACACTAACGTGTCTCCTGAAGTTGTTAGTCGTGTGCTGTATATCATCGTTTATCTCTTAAAATATCATGCTAAAAACAAGAGCCTTGTTTTTACTTATTAGTTCGTCTGTTTTTGAAGTATTTGCAACATACAATCCAGTTGTGCCTACTCCTACAGTGCCCCCATAGACTAAGCTACTACCAGCAACACTGGCTGGAGTTGATCCATTATTGTTAAGTTGGAGGGCATAAGTAATTTCTACTTTTCCAGTACCGTTAGTTTCTAACTTAATGTTAGCATTAGTATTTAATGTTTGAATTACTGCTGCATCTGGGATTAAAGGATTTACAGGAGTAGGGTCCTCTCCTTGGAAAATAAATTGCCCGATCTGCACTCTATTGTTATAAAATTGACTTATGATTGAATCATTAACAACTATAGCTACTAAACTTTCAGGTGGTTGTACAAAGTACGGACCGACTGGGAATAATCCAGGATCAACTGGATTGTCAATATCAAAAGCAACAGTTCTAGTGTTGCTTCTTAAAATTTGAAACGTAGGATTTGTTTGAATAGCATTATCAACATAGGCTTTATTTGGAATATCGTCATCGTCTGTTACTTGCAATTCATAGGCTGTAGTACCTTTAACTGACACAACTCCAGAACCGGTGCCGATGAGGGTTAGATCACCTTCTCGACTTGTTATTGGATTTGGAGTATCGGAACTTGTTAAAATTTCTGTTATTCGTAATCGACTTGAAGCATAGCCGTCACCTTCTTTAAAATTCCAACTAGCATCATTCTCGTCCCACAATAGCGATACATTAGTTAACGAACCTCTCTCAACTTCAATGCCAGAGTAACGTAAAGTTACCCCAGCATGTGTTGGGCTTTCACCATAGTTAACTGTAATTATGTTATCGTCTACATTTAAATTTTCAACTGAGACATATAAAGTATCACCTTCGACTACTAAATTTCCAGTGACTCTGGTATTACCAACACCTGGACCCGTGTCAAGGGTAATTGTCGACCCTTCACTAGTCTTGATGTTGTAATCACCATTTACTTGAAAAAACTGTCCCATGCTAAAATCCTAGATTAGATTGCTGTTAAAAGAATCAAAGTTTGTGTAGAGTCGTCGCTTAGTGTCCACTTGTAACGATTGCCGTTAAAGTCAGACGCTGTTCTATAATTTAATTTTCTTAAAACTACAGGATCACCGGTTCCATTTCTACTAATACCAACTAGGGTAGCTGTATTAGCCACTGTTGGATCGCTGTTAGTACCTTGTACTAGTTTAGCTGTGATGACCCGATATGCAGTACCAGTTCCGCTGCCTGCTGCGGTAGCTGTGAATATTCTACCAACTTTGTTATCTACTGCTCCGCATGCTGCCCAATCAGTATTACCTGCTGATACAATAACATACTGTGCTCCAACGACCATATCTTCGTCGTTAACTGTTGTATCGTCTGCGCATTTAAATCTACGTGCGCCTTTTTGATCTACAATATAACCTTCTTTTGCAGAACCGTTGTAGACTCTGATTGGGATTGTAGGTGTTGCTGCTGAGCCTGTTTGACCGAAATATCGGTTATTTACTTTATTTGCCATTTGATTTTCTCCTGGTTGAGTGACGTTCTAGGTCCTGCACGGTGGCGCCGCGCAATCATTTCTAGATACTTTATTTATCCGCGACTCAGCATAGCCACTAACTCCAATTTTTCCACTGTAGCTATAACTTGATTGATAGCATCTATTTCTAATTGGGCTTTTTCTAGATAACTTTTGTTGTGTGTTTGTCTATACAACACCATAATTTTACTGTGCTGTTGTATGTGAAAATCTATAATTTTTTCAATTTGACGTACATCATGAGTAAACATAGGAAATCGACTACGCCACGCATTAAATTGATTACGTAGTTGTTGAAAATCTTTATCGCTTTCTATTTGCATAACTTAGATATTTAAGTCAAACAAAAAGGACCCGAAGGTCCTTTTTGACTTTAACCTAATTTTTAGATTAGGTAAATGATGCACCTGCTACTGTTACGCGACCTAGGTAGTCAGCTGCGTTACCTAGAGAAGATGCTGTGTTTGTTAACTCAACATAACCATAACGTGTCATGAATGAAACGACTGGTTCGAAAGTAGATGGATCAAGAACAACACCACTGCTCATCAATGGAATGTATGGGCAATAGAATGCTGCTGCATCAGACTCAGAAGAGCCTTTGAAACCAACTAGAACTGTATCATCATCAGCATATGTGTTAACATAGATCTTCATTGCGCTATTCAATGTACCAACAAACTTAGTGTTTGTAGGTGCTTCGAATGTACCTTCTGTTGTTCTTGCGAACGCAGAAGTTGTAGCACTTTGTAGAATTGTCAATGCTGTTGGGGAAACAACTGCCCAGTTACCTGCACCACGACGTGTGCGTTGAGCGATTGTGTTAGATACACGGTTGATAGCAACTGCCAATGCGGCATGCTCGTCACCAACGAATGTAGCTGTACCAGACACTGCTGTCTGATCGTATGCTACTGTGTTACCAGCACCAGAAGCTAATGTAGCCAAGCTACGTAGAACTTCTTGGTCGATTTCAGCAGTAATTTCTTGTGCCAAAGCAGCCATAATTTCTGCTTCGATGTCAATGCCTTGTTGGGCTTGTGCATCTTGAGCAGCCTCGAAAGTCCAACGAGCAGACAATTTACGTGTCTTAGCTTCGACGGTTTGTTTCAAGATTTGGATGCTCATTCTGTTACCAGCAGCGCCTTCTTTAGCAGCAGTAGCGTCAGCTTTGCCGCTTGTGTTACCAGAATAGCCTTCTGCGATTTTGAATGGGCTTAATGCTTCTTCACCTGCAGTGGCAGATCCACCTGCGCTACCTGTGAAGCTATCTGCATAGCGTACACGTAGAGTGTGAATTTGACCAACTGGTCCAGTCATAGGCTGGACACCTACCAACTCGTTAGCGATAACGGTTGGCATTACACGTCGGATGACGGGTAGAATAACACGGTTAAGTGTTGCAACGTTGCCGGCGGATGTAGCTCCAGCAGTAGCACTTTCTGCCAAATACTTGCGGGTATTTTCCAGAGTAGTAGCCATAACTGTACGCTTGTTACCATTTAGGCCTTCTAATAGTGCCTCTTTGGTTTCCGACCAGCGTGACTCGAGTAGTTGTGACATTGTAGTTCTCCTTAAACTTTAAGTCCCGCAAGCCTGCGGATGTCAAAAATTTCAGCGGTTTTTTCCTCACCACTGAGTTGTTGTGCCTTCTTATCGCCTGTAATTTCTTTGCCTTCTGTAAGTGCTTTCTTCGCCGGTGCCGCACCATTCATTACTGATGGTAGATACTTGTCGTAAGCATTACGTAATTTTTCTGTCTGAACACTTTCTAGTAATTCTTTCATTACTACACGCTTGTCGCCGCCCAATGGCCCTAACAATTCGCCCATAACTTCCTTGCGAGTTGCCATATCTCTTGCGATGCGTAATTCTGCATTCTTACTTTCTACTAACTTTTGTGACTCTGCAACAATCTTTGCAGCTTGCTCAAGCTCTTGCTCTTTTACGGCAAATGCTTTTATAAGTTTAACTGTTTCTGATTTCTCATTGAGATGACTTGCAGCGTATTCGCTAGCAAACGATTCAAAAATTCTGCGACCAAAGTCGTTTCTACGGGCAGCATCAATGTCTTCACGTAGCTGAACCATTTCAGATTTAAGTCCTTTTGCGACTGTTTCCTGAACGATTTTTGCTGAACGCTGAATAAAATCTTTCTTAATTGTTTCAAACTTGGCTCTGCTTTCGCGAACCAATTTGACTTTAGTTTCAGCTAAGTCTTGTTTGTCAGAGTGGAATTCTGCGATTTCTTTCGCTAGTGCATCCACAATAAAAGATTCTAATTTTGCAACATTATTTGCAACTGCCTTACGATCTTCGTGTAGTTCGCTAAGTTCTTTACGTAGATTATTCAAGATAAAAGATTCCATTGCGGTGGAATCTTGACCCATCTTAGCTGCGTAACGTGCTTTTGCGTCGATTAAAGTTTGACGATCTTCAGCCAATTCACCTAACTCCGCTTGTAAGCGGTCTGTTAACATGGATTCTACGGCTTCGACCATTGTATTTTTATCGTGCTCATACTTCTGAGCAAATTCTTCACGAAGTGTTGCTGTGACTTGTTCACGGTTTTCTTGAATTCGCTGTGACCAGCTGTTTTCAATTTCCGATTTGATTTCTTCGGAAATCACATTGTTCTCAAACAATTGTTTTACGATGTCTAGCATGTGATTCTCCTACTGTTATTTGAGACCTCTGATGATTCTCATCAGACTCTCTGCTAGGTATTTCTGTGCCTTAGGGTCGCCTTGAACTTCTTGTGCTATTTTATATGCCTTATTTCCACCTAATGTATTCATTAAATGTTCGTATACTGGTGTTGGGTATGCTCCCGGGGCGGAAGGTTGCGCTACAATATCAACAGTGATAATCTCAAAACCTTTGACATTACCATCGCCGTCTACTTCACCAGAACCCCTGCTTGATACACCTAACTTAACACCCGACTGCAACATTGTGGTCACTAATTGACCCATTGGAGTCGGGATTATTTTAAGTTTTCCGTAGCCGTTAGGACCGTCCATCCACATCTTGGTAATCATATGACTAACACGATCTAGATTTATTTTTAAATCCGCCGGATGATCTAATTCCCCGCAAACTGAATATCCACCTTCGATCTGTTCGTTGAGCGTCTTGACAGCCCTGCCAATTTCTTGAGAAGAATAAACACGCTGGTTCTGATTTCGGATATCACCCTGGATACAGATACCATTCATGTGTAGCGACTTTACGTCGCCCTCACCTTCGCTCTCCAAAACAATCTTGGCTTGGTCGAAATTCAAATGTTCGCTTAGGTAATTTTTCACCTCTGCGTCCTATTATCTACGACCACGGAAAAGACTTGTAGTCTCGGTGCTGCCTGCAGATCCGCCTTTACCGCTGAACTGACCTTCACCTTGACCTTTTTTCTCAGCGCCGTGACCTGGTTCTTTCTTAGAGAAAGCTGAACCTGCCTTGCCGCCTGGAACATTGATATTACCTGCGTTATTTTCTTTTGGTGTGCCTTTGAATAAGCTAGAACCGCTTAGTTGTCCGCCACCTGCACCGGCAAACTTTGCAGCTTCTTCTTTGCTCTGAGCAATATTACCTGCTGTGCCGCCCATGTCGTTTTTACCTGCAACGATTGGCTTAGTGTTTACACTTGGCTTGTCGCTTAGTGAACCTGTACCGCTGAATTGACCTTCAGCTTGTCCTTTCTTCTCAGCACCGTGGCCACCTGGAACTTTGTCAACATACTCACGTACTGTTGCTAAGTCAAAATTTTCATTGTCTGCATCGTGGTCACTTGGTCCACCCATATTGTCCATATCAGGCTCGCTGTGATCGCCGCCCATGCCTTGTGCATCAAACTTAGCTTGTAGTTCATCTACAATAGCACTTAGGTCTTGAAATAATTCGCCTGGCTCTTTATCGCCTAGGTCGCCTTCGCCGTCTAACTCGCCTTCTAGATCGTCGCCCATGTCACCGCTTGGACCACCAAAGTCGTCAGTGTCTTCGTCGTCGCCTTCAAATGCAGCATTTTCAAAATTCTCATCAACGTCTGTATCGTCTGCTTCACCTGTATCATCTTCATCGCCGGTCATTTCGGCTTCGATAAGATTTTCATAGATTTCACGTGACTTTGCTACTACGTACTCGTGGAATAATTCTTCTGCTTTAGCTTGATCGTCGTTTACTAAACGTTCAAGCATTTGTTCTAATAATGATTTGTCTGCCATGCTATAATCTCCTTCAAGATGGTTAGGCTGTGTCTTTATTTAACACTATGATTACAATCTATGGTTAAATGGTACTTTTTTGAAGAGTTTCGGCATTGTAAATACATTCCGGATATATTTTTCCAAATTCTTCATAAGTCATGTGTCGTAGATTAGGTAAATGCTGTTGATGTAATTGATCTGGTATAAAATCTCCAGAATTAATAACTCTAACAAAATTAGTATGCCTAAAATCTCGAATTGTTTTTTCTGTTTGACTTAGCCAGTTACCGTGAAATGTTGCAGAATCTGTGCTTTTCTTGTAGTTAAATGTATCTGCATATACATTGTTAAATTTTCCATTTACACCTTGATAGTCAAAACCAAATATGTATATTAATTTGTGGCTATGAGATGCTGAAAAGTTCAGTGCTGTTGGACCCGAGCTCCAACCTTTATGTGGATTAAAAATGTTTATATGGTGTTTTGTAGAAACCCCTTTATTAGGGTTTGTCCATACCGCATGTGTTTTATGATAGCCGCTAGCTATGATTTCATTAACCATTTTAACATCTACAGCTATTAAATAATGCGGTTCAAACTCTCGATACATTGCATTACAGGCATAAACAATGCCTTTGTCTAACAATAGCTGATGGTTTAAATTAGCTCTACTAGTACCATTCCCCAACACAAATGCTGGATTATGCTGCTGGTTGTTCTTCTGCACTTGCTTGGGCCCCGTACATTTGTCCTACAAAGCCTAGCTCACTTTCTTGCTCATATTCATGTGCTTCGCTTTGCATTCTCAATTGATTTAGTTGTCTTAAAGTCAAGCGAATTTTTCTGGTGTCGCTTTTCTTAACCACAGATCTATCATTGGCGTTGTCGTAGCGACGATCAACTGCAAAGTCGTTGTTGTTATCATTAAAATAAAGGAACTCTAGTAGAAGCATAATGTATTTATTACTGTACTACTTGATCTGGGGTCGCTGCTTCAGCTGGCTGCTCCCCTGTTTCTGGGGGTGCTTCCATGTCTGCTTCGGCATCTTGACCGCCTACTTCAGCTTCCATTCCACCGGGCGTAATACCAACACTTCTCATTTGCCCACTAGCATCTATTGTAGGTTTAAGATTTTTGCCGTTTTCTTCACGCCATAATTTTTCGTTTTCTTTAATCTCTTCTTCGGTTAATCCTAAGTATCGTTTTAATGCAAATCGTTTACTTAAATGCGGTATTTCTTGTAAAGTAGCAAACGTAGCTGCACGAGTAGTATCTAACTCGCTTTGACGATAAGCCGCAAAATTCTGTGGTGGATTAAACTTTAATTCAAATATGCTGTTATCAATGTTAATACCATTGTTTACTAACCAATATTTAAATTCTTCGTCGAATGTTTCTACAACCATTGATTGTAAACGTTCGCAGTATTTGTTAAAACGTAGCTCTTGAATATAAGCTGTTCCAACTTTTCCGTCAGCTACTGTGTTACTTGCATCATCAACTGACGTTGGCAAGTAGCTACTAGGGATGCGTAACGCACGGAATAACTTATTGGTAAAATAACGTAAGTCTGTAATTTCACCTAGATTAGTGCCGCCCGGTAATGTATCAACTTTTGATCCACGGCCTTCTGCTGTTTGCGGGAAAAAGTAATCTTCCGATGCTGACAGTGGGTTGTAGCTAGCATCAACCATATTAGTGCCACCACCTGTTGAACTAGGAATTCTGCGTTGATGTATTTCATTTTTAACACGTTCTACAAAACTCATAGCCATGTGTGCTGGCATATTACCTACGTCAATATAGAAGATTCTACGTTCCGGAGCACGTTGTATACGATAGATAATAATAGCATCTTCAAGCAATTCTTTCTGCTTGTAGACTTTGAATACTGATTCTAATAACGAATTACCAAACGGATAATTGTTATCTAACCCTTCGCTTAGACTAATATGTACAACATTTTTAGCATCAACTGTAACTTCGTTAGTTTGATTACTAAAACGAGTGCCTGGAGGCTGTGCTGCCGAACCTACCATACCTCTACCGCCTCCTCCTCCACTAGTGTAAGAACTAGTACCACTGGGTGCTGTATTGGTAGTACCGTGTGGCGTTACTGCGATTAACTCTTTGAAATTAAAGTTTATATCTCTAACTACATATTGTTCGGGAACTTTACCTTCACTTTCATTAACAATAATTTTGCTAACTTTAGCTGCATCAACAAATAACCATTTTAGAGTCTGTGGATCACGAATAAAGAAACAGTCTCCGTATTTGAATGCATTGCGTACAATACGGAAAATCCTAGTTTCAAATTTTTGTTGTTTACTCCACTTTTGAAGACTTTCTTTGATTAATTTAACTTCAGTTGAAGTTGGTTGTCCTCTAAAGAAAATATGAAAGGCTGTTGAGTTTTCTTTGTCTTTTTGTGTACAGAATTCTGCAAGAATGTCTAGAGCAGCATTAACCTCACTGTCCATATCCATAGTGTCGTATTGCATATATTTGTCAACACGATTCGGTGCTCCGGCATATACATCGGGTAAAAAGCTAGAATAGTTTGATCTAGCAGGGCCGGGGCGGCCGCCACTGCCAATTGGGCTTATGTTGCCCCTTTGGTTATCGACGTTTACTGGTGTAAAATATTTTTTCCAAGACATGCGTTATTCCGTTAAGCTGATAAGAACATGTCACCACCCATGTTCTTTTGTACACGTAGCTGACTTTCATTTAAATCGGCGGTAGTTCTACTTATACCAATTAATTGTCCTATCTGTTTATTTAACATTTCTAAACTAGCTACCACTTCATTAAGAGTTGAAACTCCACCGGCACCCGGAGCTCCTGTTCCTGGTCCAGGTTTAGTTTCAGTATCACTTGCTTTTGAGTCTTTTATTGTTTGTAGTTGGGCTAATTGTGTTTGGCTGTCTGCAAACATTTTTTCTATTAATGCTTTTGTTGTATCTGCTGAAACTGTTGCGGTTGCAGTTGATGCGTCCGGTGAAGATAATTGTGTTTTTTCAAATAGTGATCCAACTTTTCCAAAAGTAGTATCAATCATCTGAGCACTTGTTAATAATTCTTTTGTATTATCTGATAATGCTGTTGTGTCAGGCTGTTCTACTTTTGTGTTATCAAACAACGAACTAAAATTTCCAAAAGCAGTATCCATACTTTTCTGTAAATTTTCATTTGCTAGATTTATATCAGGTGATTCTACTTTTGTGTTATCAAACAACGAACTAAAATTTCCAACAATACTATCTATAATTTTTTGTAGATTACTAGGTCCCGTGTCGGCCGGTGTTTTATCAGATGATATAGTTGCAAAATCAGTGCTAAAATTTCCAAGAGTGGCATCAATACTCTTCTGTAAATTTTCATTTGCCGCATTGGCCATTGTTGAAGTTGATGACATCTTTGCAAAATCAGTACTAAAATTTCCAAAAGTACTATCAATACTTTTCTGTAAGTTTTGATTTGCGGCATTGGCCATTGTTGCATCAGTTGACATTGATGTAACATCAGTACTAAATTTTCCAAAAGTACTATCAATACTTTTCTGCAAATTCTCATTTGCTACTTTTGCATTTGTTTCATTAGGCGATACTGATTTTGTTTTATCAAAAGAAGCACTAAATTTTCCAAAAGTAGTATCAATTAGTTGAGCACTTTTTAATACCGCTGCCTGGAATGTTTGTCCGGCAATTGCAACTGACATTCCAAAATCATAGTTATTATTACCGGGAGCAGTCTGCTGTCCAACTGGCTGTGCTAGTGCAGTATCTTTCTTATTCTTATCTGTTGGTTGTGCTGTGGCTACTTGTTGTGATGGATCTTTAGCCATTGGGTTAGCTGCATCTGTCTTATTTTTATCTGTCGGCAGTGCTGCCGCAACAACCGGTGCTGCTGCTGGTAATTTTTTATCTGTTGGAGGTGCTGCTGCAACGACCGGTGCTGCTGCCGCAACAACCGGTGCTGCTGCTGGTAATTTTTTATTAGCTGCTAACGCTGTTGCTGCTTCTGCACTTGGGGCTGTTCCGGCAATACCAGCCATTTGTCCAGAATATGCAGTAACTTTATTCATTACTTCGCCGGCTAGGTAACTACCTTTTTTGCGGACATCACCACCTGCAATTTGACTAGTTGCTAATAAGTTAGCATCACCTTGAGACATATTCTTTTCGTCTATGCCCATTTTAGCAGCCATTGCTGACTTGCCTTTCTTCATGTACCAAGCACTAACTTCAGCTGCTACTGCTGGGTCATTTACCAAGTCTGGGTTTTGAACTAACCTGTCGTCACCATAAATTGCCTTAGATGCCTGTGCATAATTGCTTTTACCAGTAAGTTGAATAAAGCCACGACCTCGATATTTCCAACCGTCGCCCGGTTCAGTGTTGCCCATCTGTTGGCCCATTTTAGTACTTGCGCCATACATCATCTCACCCATTTGTTTAGGGTCTGATTTTATTTGATTTAATTCTTGATCAGTCTTGCCTGCTGCTCTAGAACCAAATACTGATTTAATTCTATCATTACTAGTTTTAGAGTAATCTAAATTTTCCGACTTACTTTGACCGCCAGTCTCTTTCATAACATTGCCAAGTGTTGCTGCAATGTACTTAGGATCTGTTATTCCTTGTTTTTGTAGAGCTGCTTTAATCAACTCCATATTTTTAGTTTGATCTTGCTTAAGTGGTGGAGGAGTAGCAACAGCGCCGCCCGGTGGTACTACTGCTGCCGGAGCAGGAACGTTGCCGGCAGGAGGTGCAACTTGCGGTTGTCCGGATAGTGCATCTTGGCGCTTCTTAAATGAATCAAATAGTTTTTGTGGATCACCAAAATCTAATTCTGGCGCAGGTTCGGCTGGTGTTGCTGCTGCTGTTTTTGCTGCATCTGCTGCTTTTGCATCTGCTTCAATTTTGGCTTTGGTGACTTTTATTTCTTCTTTCTTAACATTGAGGGCTTTATTGGCTTCTGCTATTGCAAGTTTATCTGCTTCTTCTTTGGATTTACCTAATTTTAAATTGCGGTTTAGCGATTCATTATACTTGTCTAGATATTGTTTATAAAGATTTTTATCTTTCTTGAGATCGTCCATTGATAATTCTGTAACAGCTTCTGTTACACTACTACCAATCATTGCACCACCTTTTCCACCCAACCAACCACCAATGGCTCCGCCAATTAAGCCGCCTACAACTGTACCAACAATAGGTACTACTGAACCAATAGCTGCTCCTGCGGCTGCTCCGGCCCATGCTCCCCCTGCGGTACCTGCAGCGGTACCAACAGCTTCACCTTTCTTTACAGTTCCTTCACGTTCGGTGATATCTCCAGAATCAACTTCTTTATTAACATCTTTGATATCATCATACAAACCAACTAGTGCTGTTACTGCACCAAGCACTGCTACCCCTTTTACGAGGCCGCCTGCACCTTTCATTCCACCTGCTTTGCCACCTTTCTTACCGCCCTTACCATTACCGCCGTCAAGTCCACCACCTTTGCCACCATCGGTAGTATGAATTGGATCAGCCGAGGTACCTGCTGGACGTTTACCTTCTTTCATCTTCTCAACAAACATTGCAGCTTTATAAGCCAGCTGTGCTACTTTTAGTGCAATCATACCAGCAACAACAATTTCAATGTGTTTTGCAATTAAAGAAAATGCTGGTAGTACATACGACTCGACAAAGCCTGCTAGCTTTGTAAACATACTTTGTAGTTGAGGTAAATGATTACCAACCATCTCTGTAAATCGATTACTTGTTTCAGCAATCAACTGTTGGAATTTCATCATTGCCTCAGGATTCATTCCTTCCTGAGCTTTCTTAGTTCTTTCTTTTTGTGCTGCTAATTCTTCTTCTTGTTGCTTTTGTATTTGTGATGTTGTAGTTTTTCTTGCGGAAAGATTCATTGCATCTAATGCAATGGCCTGTTGCGCACCATTACCAACGTTGGCAATTAATTTACCGGTACCGCTTTTCTTAAGTGCATCGGCATCTTCTTTAATAGCACTGTATACAGCATCGGCACCTTTCTGTGACAACGTACCACTTTGTTCAATTTCTCTAAATGCTGCATTAGATGCTCCTGCACCTTTCTGCATGAATGTTGCAAATTCTCTACCAGCATCAGTAGTGGCACCACCGAAGGCTATAAATTCCTTAGCACCTTTTTGTAGACTAGCAGGCAAACTCAACATTAATTTATTCAATCGTGCTTGTCCGGCTTCGTCCATGCCTTGCAATCTTGAACGAAACTGAGCATCGGCCATTAGCGCATCTTGTTGGGCTTGTAATGCATCTTTGCTCTGTCCAGTTAGTCGAGATAGTTGATCTAAATTCTTAAGATATTCTGCACTGCCAGCAACTAATTGTGCATTTGTTTTTCCTTCCAACTGACCTGTCTTGGCCAACATACTTGAGTATTTGGCCATACCAGAATTAACTTCTTCTGTGCTGTAGCCAAGTCCTGCAAGTTCTCCCATTAATGGAGACTTTTTAATTTCTTTACCTAGTTCTGCTAGTCGTTTTGCGCCATCTCTAGTGCTTCCACCTAGTAAAGCTAATGCTTCACCGTTCTTTGCAACAACTCCACTAAACTGATCAAAGGTTAATCCTGCATCACTAGATGCACGAATCATGTCATTAATACTACCGCCAAAGTTTGCACCAACACTAGCAGATTGCTGAAAGGCTTTGTAACTCTTTTCAGCTGCTCCGGCAACTGTACCAAACACTCCGGCAAGCATATTACCAACTACTGGTATTGCGCTTAACGACGCTGCTGCTGCCGTAACACTGCTACCCATGTTGGTAAAGCTACTAGTTATTTTGTTAATTTGTCCAACACCGTTTTCAATGGCAGAGCTTAATGCTCCGATCATTGCAATGTTTTCTTCTAGTTTCTTTTTGTATTCTTCTTGTGCTTTCTTTGCATCTGCTGTTGCTTTGGTATTTTTCTTCGTGGCTTCAGCAGCATCATCTATTTTCTTAGTATTATCTTTAGTAGCAGCAGCGGCATCGGCTTGTGCTTTCTTAAAATCCTGTGCGCCTTTGGCTATCTTTCGTAATTCTGCTTCTAGGTCTTGCTGTATTTTAATATCTTTTTTGGTATTCTTACCCTGCTGCGCCACACTGGCCAGCATTGCCGCAAGAAGTTGCTTCAACGTTGCTTCAGTAGCTGCGTTGTTTAATTGTATTGGCTGTCCGCCAAAATCACCGGTTACTTCTGCCATTTAATAAAACCCCAAAAACTACGCATATAAATACACGAGTAGATAAAGTATTTATCGGAGAAAAAAATGTCAGATCAAGTTAATAAGCCTATTGGCAACCCTCTAGCCAATTATTTTAGACAACCAAAATTGTTTATTCGATTGCCTAGTCACGGTGAGTATTATAAAGAAGGATCGTTAGATGTAAGTCAAAACGACGAATATGCTGTGTATGCAATGACAGCTAAAGACGAATTAATGTTTAAGACTCCGGATGCATTAATGAACGGGCAAGCAACTGTTGAGGTTATTAAAAGTTGCATTCCGGCTATTAAAAATCCTTGGCTTATGCCCAGCATTGATTTGGACACTGTGTTAATTGCTATCCGTATTGCCAGTTATGGTGAAAGCATGGAAGTATCAACAGACTGTCCTGCATGCGAGCATCGAAATGAATACGATTTAGATTTATTAAAATATTTAGATCATGCTGCCGAGTTCCATTATGATAGTCGATTAGAGGTCAACGGATTGATTATTAATCTAAGACCTTACAACTATAAAGAAATTACCAAAGCTGCTATCAAGACGTTTGAACAACAAAAGTTAATTGCAGTGGTAACAGATGAAAACTTATCAGAAGAAGAAAAAGTTGAAAAGTTTGGTGAGAGTTTTGTAAAATTAACAGAACTTACTGTTGATATTGTTGTCAATTGTATTGCTAGTATTGAAACTCCCGAAGGGATTGTTAATGACAAAGGTATGATTAAAGAGTTTATGGAGAATACATCAAGTCAAGTATTCAACATGGTAAACGAACGTATTTCCGAAATGAAAGATTTAATGTCATTAAAATCTCAAAATGTTAAATGTCTAGAATGTGAGCACGAATTTAACGTTGAGCTTACAATGGATCAAACAAATTTTTTCGGGGTAGGCTCTTAATTCTTCCTCAGCCGGAGATCCTACTGTATGTGCAGCATCTCGAAAAAGAGGCTAAGGAAATTAAAAAAGATATCTTGAAGATATGCTGGTACATGCGTGGCATGAATTACTGGGATGCATTAATGCTCAGTAGTGAGGAACGTGGTATAGTTGGTGAAATCATCAAAGACAATCTTGAAACAACTAAAAAGTCGGGACTACCGTTCTTCTAATAAAAAAGGGCTCTTAGAGCCCTTTTTGTTTAACGCTTTCTAAAAATACTAATCTCTCCGGACCTAATAGCATTTTCTGCTATAACTTTCTTATATCGATTAACGCTGTCGGTAAAGTTACCCATGATACGATCTCTGTCTGCATCAATCTCTGCTTGACTTGGTGCTGCTGGCTTCTTACGTCCACCTTTCTTCTTTGGAGTTGTTGGCTCAGCACCTGGTGCTGCTGTAGGATCTACAGGCGCTGCTGCTGGCGCTTTAGCTCTTGATGCTCTTTTTGGTTTTGTTGGAGTAGTTCCCATTGCATCAACTTTAGCTTGCATTGCTTGACCTTCTGGACTAGCATCAAATTCTGCATCTGCTTTAGCTTTACCTGATACCGGTGCTCCGGTATTTCCATTGTAGTTACCGGCTGGTGCTGCATTTGGATTACCGGGCTTGGCAGTATTTGTTTTGCTCACTGGAGCATTAGCCATTGTGTTTGGTTTTGCTGCTCCACCTTTAGCTAACTGTCCTGCCATGTTACCCATTGCTCCTGCACCTGGATCAGCTTTTGTCTTCGGAGCAGCAGGCGGTTTTTTACTAACTTCTTTCTGCAACATTGCAACTAACTCACCTTTTTGTTTAGAATCTAATCCTGCAATTGCTTTTTGCGCTTGAGCATATGCTGTATCTGCTTTAGGATTAGCTGCCGGTGCTGCGGGTTCGCCATTTGCTGCTGCTGATAATTTTCCAAATTGTGATTTAGGTGCTGCCGGCGCTGCTGGTGCATTACCTGCTGGTGCTGCTGGTGCTGCTGGTGCTGCTGGCGCTGCTGGTGCATTACCTGCTGGTGCATTACCTGCTGGTGCTGCTGGCGCATTACCTGCTGGTGCTGTTGGCGCTGCTGGTGCATTACCTGCTGGTGCATTACCTGCTGGTGCTGCTGGTGCTGCTGAGGCACCTCCTCCTGCTGGTGCTGCATCTGCTTCATCGTCGCCTGCTCCACCGACTGTGTCTCTACCTGCCGTAAAACCTTTTTTGATTGCACGACCTAATCCCGCAACTCCGCCAGCAACTGCTCCGACTCCCTTGGCTGCTGTTCCAACAGCTTTGCCGATGCCTGCTCCTATTTTATTTAGAATTGGGCCTTCTTGCAATTCCGATTCGGTTAAAAATTCATTAATTCTCATGGTGTTATTCCTTATGCGAGTGTTGGTTCTATGCGGCCGTCTCCGGCATCTCTATTCGGTGCTGCTGGCGCAGCAGATCCTGAATTCTTTTGTATATATTTTAATAATCTTTCTTTTCTATCTAAAGGTAATTTAGCAATCATTGCTTTAACTTGTTCAAAGTCAACTGCTTGTCCTTGTTGATCGGCTGGTGCATCTGTTATTTTCATAGATGAATATACAGTGTCTACTACTTCCGGTGAAACACCTTGCTGTGTTAAGAATGCCTTAAGTTTGGCACTGTCCATTGGACTTCCAGCTTTTTGCCAAGCTGAGTTTAATTTGTCGGCAGTGACTTTAGTTGTTAAATTATGTCCAACTGTCTTAGCTTTACCTATTGCTTTACCTGCAAGTCCTTTAGCCCAATCCATAGGACCTTCAACTAATCGACCTTCTGATAACATATAATTGTTAACAGTACAGACACGATTAAAAACTAGATAAATCTGACCTTCACTTAATCGTTTTCCACTACGATTAACGCTTTCCATACTCTTCAATAAGGCAGCAGCTTTTTCTTTTGAAATCATTGGGCGTGGATGATCACCACTTAAGACTTTTTCTAAGTAGTCTTTACTATATCCAGAGGCAGCTTTGCCTGCGGTACTAGCAGCCTGTACAAGTTGTCCGCCATTTGAGTCTTGCCAATCTAGAGCTTTTTGTGCATCCTCGGGACTAATTTTAAATCTTATACCGCTTTTACCTTCTGCATCTACTACCTGTTGTAGATAGGCAGAATTAAATGCTGCTCCGGCCGGTGGCGGACTACCAGCACCAACAGCAACATCTGCTGCTTTAGATGCAACTGTTGATCCAGCATCTGTCGGGGTGGACATATCAGTTGCATTACCTGCACGTAACGAAGCCTTAGCAGCATTTATTTGATCTACTGTCAATGGACTACCATCAGGATTTGTATTTGCCTTCATTGTGTCCCAACCCGAATTACCACGCTTGGCTACAGTGTCAGTAACACCTGCAGAAGGATCACTAGCAGCACCTGTTGAAACAGGGCCAGTTGATTGAGGACTAATACCAGTTTGACCTGTCATTGACTGGGCAGTGTCTCGACTAACTGTATATGTTCCGCCATCTGGTTTTGTAATAGTAACACCTGCATTTGGGTTACTTGAATCTAATCCAGTAATAGTTTCGCCGTCCGGAAGTTCTTGGCCTACTTTTAAACTAGCGCCAGGCAATTCGCCATTAGGATCGCCTAGTTGTTGTCTTAGATCCTGTGCATCACCCATGGCATCATAGGCATCTTTGTCTGCCATTTTGCCCTTGACATAATCTCCAATTTTACTTGCACCGTAGGCCATAGCACCAGTTTTACCGCCAGCATATGCAGCACTACTAAATTTTTCACCTTGTAGCAGCTTGTCTGTCATCTTGAGCAGTCCTAATACTGCTGCTCCACCTAGACCTGCACCACTAATACCAGCAGCAGCAATTAGTGCTGAATAGATTAGACCCTGTGCAATAGGATGATCTTTAGCAAATTGACGATATTTTTGAATTACTTGATTAACAGCATTGTCTGGGCCACCTAAACCTTTTTCGATCTTCCCAACAACATCATCATATTTCTGATCAACAGCTTTAATCGGACCACTATCTTGAATCTTTGTTTTTAGATCTTCCCATGCTTTATTAACAGCAGACATTGCATCTTTGCCAATACCTAGGGCTGTACGATTACCCCCAGCATCTGTTGCTGATTTCTCAATCTCAGCAAATAGACTTTGTATTTGATCAGCTGTTAGAGCTGCTTCTTTTAATTGTAAGCCAGCACTTTCCCATAAAACCATAGTTTTTCTATTACTATAGTCCAGTCCTTCATAGAGATAATGCTTACTAGTAGATAATTGTTGTATTCTCATGCTCAACCTAAAGATATATGTGTTATTTATTGTATTTACGAGCTAACGCTCGTATTCGTTTTCGCTTAACGCTCAACGAATTTTTTCTTCTTTAATGATGAGATATTTTACTGCGAAGCAGTTTAAGTATTATGTAGATTGTTCAGTCACACTTTACCCGAGCAGGGTAAAGTTAGCATTATGTGAGTTGCACAATACACTTAGCGTTAAAGCATTACAGTGGCGGTCAGCCGGTACCACGAGCTTTGTCTTATTACTGACGGTGGACTAACATACATACGCTAACACATACATTAGTCTAAGGGTTTTTCTCCCTTCTTTTAGCCTTGTCTACTGAATTCTCTTACAAATCAAACCGGTTTTATGAAAGGCATATCCGATCGTCGTCCTGTTAAGGATAGTGATTTGCTACTCTTCGCCAATAAGAGATTCCTTACCGTCACACATCAGAACGGATTTTGGGCACAATATAATCGCCTGTGCGGGCTTGTTTGGCGATAACTTGCCTAAATTTATTGAGCCTACTATGTGCCTACGGTAGCTTATTCTTAATAATGTGTGAGCCGTGAACTCGAACTTGTATATGACCGTTGTACCAGTCAGTTGATTCTAGAACTTTATGTTTGAATTGTTCTCTTGCCTCAATATAACTGCATTCTGATTTGTTTTTGCAGTAGAATAGTATTTCTCTGGTGAAATTGTCTTTGCCTAATGCCTGTATATCTGCTGTTAACGCATCGCTAGAACCATAATAGTCCTTCCAGTCGCTTTCGATCTTGCCTCTAATTTTCTTTTTCTTCTTTTTGCCGTTCTTCAAAGTAACCGTTTTATAAGTTGTCTTTGCAAACTTAGCTAGTTTTTTGCCTATATACTTGCGACCAGAGACAACATTAGTAATAAGATATACGAAACCAAGGTAATCTTCAGAGATTTCAGTAACTTCTTTCTTCTTATAAGTCCATGTCATCACGTAATTAGTTTACGTGGCCTTCCTGTTTTGCCATTTCTGGCTGTTCGCCTATCTTTTCGCTTATTTTGGATTTCTGTTCGCCTAATGCTTGCTTCGTTTCTAATTTCTGATAACCAGTATCGTGCCTTAATTCCCGCTTCGTCTACACCTGTGTATTCAAAACGGGTCTGCCATTTAAAATATTCTTGAAATGCATGAATCATGTTATCATGCGAATCTGTACTCAAGCAACAATCTCCACGTCATTTGAATAGCTAGTAAATCCATTCTCTTTAATAACTTTAAGTACATGATTTACACGGCTAGCTAAATCGTCTCGATGTGAAATTAAGAAAATATTCTTATCACGCTCTCGACTCATGCGTTTTAATACCGCAATGCTGGATTCAACACCACTAGAATCCATGCCGCTATCTACTAATTCGTCAATAAACAACAAATTAATAGAAGTATATAGGTTTTCCCACACATCACGGAACGCCCAACTCATGCTCAATATGAGTCTATTTCGTTCACCTCTACTGAGATTATCGAAGTCTAAGTCCTGCCCAAGTTGTGTAATAATCACCGTTAAATCGTTCTGAAATTCTACAATGTGTGGTAATCCAATCTTATCAAGATAGTAGGTTAATCGTTGATTTAAGAAGGCTAGGTTCTGATCAATTATTCGTTTACGAACAAAACTATCTTTATTTGTTAATAACTTGTATAAAAACTCTTGATGATCTTTAAGTTTAACCAGTTGATTTACTGAATCCCAGTTGATGTCTTGTACAGCGGTATTTTTAAGTTCGTTAATTTGTTCAAGATAAGGATTGCTTTCTGAACATTTAACTTCTAAATCACGTTCTAGACTACTCAATGTATTTTTGTGATTTAACGCTTGTTCTAGATTATCGTAAGTTACTTCTGGCATAGCATCTAACTCTCCTAGAGTTGCAAGCGCCTCGGAGTGTTCGAGTAATTGACCGTTAGTAGCTAATGCCTGTAATGCAGCTTCTTGTAGATCTTTTTTCTTCTTTTCTAGCAATATAACTTGTTTGTCGTCATGAAATGACTGTCCACAACTATGACATGTATGATTTTCTAAACTAGCAATTTCTATCTTAAGAGTGTCAATTAGTTTTTGTTCTCTAGTTTCATCTAATTCACATCGCTTAATCCAACTATTAAGATCGTTAATAGTTTTACGTTTTACGTTGTGTGCATCTAATGCTCGATGCGCCAGAATTTCATCGTCGATGTTAATATGCAATAGTTTGTCAATGGCTTTTGCTAGATTAGTAACATTAGTTTCATGCTGTTCTTCCCACATGCGTTGTTTACGTTCTAGAGCATCAATACTTTGTTGTATTTTTTCATTTGAAATTTTAATTGTTTCAATTTTTGTATTCTCTGTTACAATAGCATCTTTGGATAATTTAATTTGTTCCTTCAATGCTTCTGCTTTTTCAGACAACTGTGTAATACCTAACAATTGCTCAATAATATTTCTTTGATCAGAAGATTTCATAGACAAAAACGGTTCAGTGTAAGTGTTCAATGCTATGATATTTTTAAACATATCATGACTTAGACCGAATAACTCATCGATGGCTTTCTGTGTTTCTCTACTATCACCTTGACTTTCGTCTCGATCTGTAGATTCTTGTTCTTGTCCGTTAATACTAAACTTCAATAGGTTAGGCTTGCGACCTCTTTCAATATGATAATCAACACCGTCTTTCTCAAAACTAACAGTACACAACATTCCCTTGCCGTTAATTTTATTAATGAGGTTATCTTTTTTAATGTTTGTTAATGCTGTGCCAAAAATAGCATAACTGAGTCCGTTAATAATAGTTGTTTTGCCAGTACCATTACGAGCTCCACTATCGTCTCCACCTAAATCTAAATTTTCACCTAACACCAATGTTAGATTTCCTTTGTCAAACCCAATAGCTTGAGTTTGTGCGCCAACACTCATAAAATTACGTACTGTTAAATTTTTAATTTTTATCATAGGTCTTTGTAAATGTCTAACAACATTGCTTTGTTATAACTATCGCTCTCAATAGCATTAATTTGATTCATGACTATTGTATCTACGCTTTCAAAATTAATATCTATAGGAACTGAATTTGATTCTACTTCTACCTTTTCCGGTATTAGCATTAGTTCACGCAAGTTGTATTGTGGAATAAATTGTTCTTTGATAAAGTTTGCTTCTTCAAAACTAATAGGCAAGTCGATAGTAACACGACAATGCATTTTTTCTCTGAGTAGAGCATCAGGGGTATCAATAATTTGACTAAGTTTATAAGTTCTATAAATTGGTTGCCCAGGCCAAGTTTTAAATTCAGGTTTGTTGCCCCATTCTAATAACATCATACCTCGATCATCGTCACCTGCATCGGCGTAGTTGTGTGGGAATGCATTACCCATATACCATATGTTTTGAGAATTTTGTCTTTTGTGAAAATGACCAGTGAATACATATTCTTGATTAACAAAATGACTACTCTGTACCTGCCCGTGATCCGGCATCTGTACCATGGCATTCATGTAGAAGCTAGGTAGTTCTAAATGTCCAAATATGTATTTGCTTTTAATATTTGGAATAGTTTTCCATTCGTCCCCAACTAACCACGGCATAATAGTAACATCACCGTCAGTGTGTGTTTTATTAACAACTTGAATATTAGGGAACAGTCTAGCAAATTCTAGACTATGGATTTCACGTTTGTCTTTATAAAACTCATCATGATTACCCATGATAAGATATACTTTTTCAAAGTTATTATTAAGCTTCTCTAAGTTTGAAACGGTATAATTCATAGTACTAACATCTGTAGTACTGCGATTATGATGCCAGTCGCCAAGGAAGATGCAAGTTTCTGCACCTGCTGCCTTGGCAGTTTCACAAAACCAAGTTACAAAATCTTCGCAATCTTGATTATGTGTACGACTTCCTGATTTAAGACCAAAATGGATATCAGTAAAACACGCTACTTTTTTAAATAATGACATAGATTCTCCTTTAGTATTGTACTATTTTACAACACACGGGTCAATCCCAATCGCTACCACCGCCGTCTCCAGCAGCAGCAGGGCCGTTATATTGACTACCTCCACTGGCATTCTGTCTAGTCCAACTAGGATTCATACCATTCATTTCGAGAATATCGTCTCTGATATTTTGATTTCGTTTCTCGATGTTAATGATACGCACAAAACTATTTGTAACAGCAGCAGTATAATAAGCAAAAGGATTGTCAGATTTGCTTTCATCGAATTGAAGTCCTATTTGAGTTAGTTGAAGAATAGCCTGCCCACGCATTTCATCGTTGTAGGTGTATCCACGAACATTACCTCTAGTAGCATAACGCTCACAAAGTTTTAAAAACATACGTGCAAGATTGTTAGTCATCTTTCCGTGTTCTTTATTAAACGTTCCAGTAACAAAGTCTCCCTTCCAATGACTCTTGCCGACTAAGATCAAATTATCATTGTCGTCGTATTTCCAATGTTGGAATGGAGGAAAATTTACTTTTTCATGACTGTCAGCAGTATTCTTGAGAGTCTTTTTACGACCGGGCGCCAATGGCACATGTTCAAACGTCATAATACGAAATACTACGTCTGTTTTCTGAATTTTTTTATAATCTACTTCGTAGTCTTTGGCAGGAAATTTCTTTCCTCCCGATTGCGCTATCTCGTGAGCTTTCTTGCTCATTTTAATTGCTTTATTTCTTTTGGCTTCTGCTACAGTTCTAATATTAAGTTTTTCTAGACTAGGGAGAATAATATCATAATCTCCATAGCTAGGATCTACATATGAACAATATGTATTTTTGCTTAAATGTATTTCTTTTAGTAGATCCTTGTTCGTTAGATATTTTACTTTAGGTATAGGTGTCATTGACGGTGGTTTCTCCATTAGTTAATATAATAGCACATTTTGTCAAGAATAAATACTGAATAATAGGAAAATTCATTCAAAATGGCATTATCTACAAATCCTTTGGCTAAGTTAGTTTCTTCTGTGTCAGCGCAGGTAAACTCTGCCTCTGCCGCAGCAAGCGGTGCAATAGCCAGCACAAATTTTGCATCTCTTAAAGCAGGATTGGATTCTAAAATTGGCAGTCTAGCTGGCGAACTAGGTAGCGGGTTGAACGGAGCAACATCTGCAGCCAGCGAGTTAATTGGCAAGACAGGTGGTGCGCTAGGTGGAGCAGCTTCAGCACTTGGTAACATTGGAAACCCTATACAAAGTATGGTTTCAAATGCACAAGGAGCATTAGCGGGTGCTGCGGGTGCATTAGGCGGCGCCGCCGGTGCAATCAGTAATGCTAGTGCAGCTATTGGTGCAAGTTTAAACAAATTAGGGTTAGCCAGTGGTGGACTAGGCGGTGGTCTAGCAGCAGCAGCTGGACAAATTTCATCGGCAGCTGGAATGTTAAACAATCTTCTCAGTATGACAAGAGGAAAGAATCTACCTAGTGGTGCAGAATTATTTAAGCAACAGGGAGCATTTGTTGAGTTAAAAGCGGGGTCAGAAGCTGACTGGCGTGTTAAATTAAATTGCAACTTTGGTTTATTTGGAGGCGCATTTAGTCGACTATCTGAAACTGGTGGATTTGTTTGGCCCTATTTGCCAAGCATCACAGTAGCATCAAAAGCTAACTACTCGCAGATAGATCCGATACACAATATTCAACCGTTCTATGCTTATAAAAATAGTCAGGTAGACGATATTCAAATTAGTGGAGAGTTTTCTGTAGAAAACGAAATGGATGCAGAATATTGGATACAAGGGACTACATTCTTAAAAACTTCAACAAAAATGTTTTTCGGACAAGGCGAACATGTTGGTAATCCTCCTGTAGTTTGTAATTTAACAGGATATGGTGCAAGAATTTTTAATAATGTTCCTGTGATTGTAAAAAGTTTTAGCGTAGACTTTAAAGACGATGTAAACTACATGAAATATACACCTGCTAGTGGCGGGGCACCGACATGGGTTCCGATCATGTCAACTATCAGCGTTACTGTATCGCCTATCTATAATAGAACACGATTAAGACAATTTAATTTAAAAGATTATGCCGGCGGCAAACTAACGGGATACATCTAAAATGGCAACTTACAATCGAGCATCACCATATTATAACTCTAAGCAAAATAATCTTTATCTAGAGTTAATAACAATTAGACCAGTTCCTGCAGAAGCAGATGATTTCTTATATACAATTGAAACTCAGTATAAGAATAGACCGGATTTATTAGCTTATGATTTATACGGTAATCCAAAACTATGGTGGGTATTTGTGCAGCGTAACATGAGCATTCTCAAAGATCCTATATATGATTTTTCCCCGGGCACACAAATCTATTGTCCTAAAAAATCTAATATAGAAAAGTACATAGGGGTTTAACATGCCAGATTTTCGTGATATCGGGCAAGCTCTAGGAAATGTATTAAGACCCGATGGCAACCCGGTTCTTAATGTAGCAGCGGCAATTAATCTAGCGGTTGGATCTGCAAGACAATTGACTAATGCCGTTGTCGGTGGAGCAACAATGACTCCAGGACAAGGTCAAAACTATGAACCTGATCCTGCTAAAATTGCTCCATTGTTAACTGCTTTTGTAAACTCGCCTGCCGGCGGCCCCCCGTATGAAAACGTATTAGAACAATTTGCTTCTTATGCTCCTCTATGGACACTGGCCTGTTTAGAACCAAATCAATTTAACAATCCTAAATTATATAGGAATAATCCATCAGCACTAAACAATGTAATTTTATCATCGGCCGGTAGGTTTGACGACAAACGTGCAAATACAGTAAACGGCGCCCCTGAGTATTTTATAGACAACGTACAAATGAAGCACAATGTTGCTCCAGGTGCTAAAGAAGGTAACACAAATAATTTTAACATTACCTTTGATGTATTCGAACCTTACAGTATGGGATTATTTTTACAGAGTATGAAAACTGCCGCAGTTAATGCAGGATATCCTAGTTATCTAGAAGTAACACCATATTTGTTAATGTTAGAATTTAAAGGTTTCAAAGACAACGGCGCAATCTTTTCATCAACTGACGACCTAACTAGATATTTTACTGTTCGTATTAATCAAATAGAATTTAAAGTAGATGAAGGTGGAAGCAAATACAAAGTAACAGCAATGCCACTGCACTATTCTGGATTTAGTGATCTTGTTAATGTTGTTCCTAACGAAATATCAATCACCGGCGAAACTTGTAAGAGTGTATTGTCGTCAGGTGCAAGAAGTTTATGCACTACTTTAAATAGAATTCAACGAGAACGTGTGGCTAAAAAACAACAAACATATCCAGACGTGTATCAGATAGTATTTCCGGTAAGTGCTTCAGATCCGGTGGGGACAGAGGATAAGTCAACATCCACAGATAGTCTTAGAGCCACCGCCGACCCCAATGCTCAGATTCCTATAAATCTCGGTACTTCTGAAGACGATAGTGATGTTGACTTCGGCAGTGGAGCAATAGGTAGTGATGTTAACACTATGGGATTTGATGCAACCTCCGGTGGTAATTATGTTTTCAAATCAGAAAGCGATGTTGTAGATGAAAAGGGTCAAAAAGTAATTAAAGAAAAAATGTCTATTGATACTAATTTAAGATTATTTACTTTTCCACAAGGAGAAAAAATAAGTCAAATTATTAATAGAATTATTTTAAGTTCTAAGTTTGCCGAAAATGCAATCAAACCTACGGCAATTGTAGATAATGCAATTAATTGGTATAGAATTGATTGTCAAATACAACTATTAGAATATGATCCATTACGAAATGTAAGGGCAAAAAAATACGTTTATCGTATAGTTCCTTACAAAGTCGATTCTGCAGTATTTAAAAATCCTAATGCAGCACCTCCAGGTCGAGGAGCACTACAAAAGATTATTGCAAAAAAATATGATTATATCTATACAGGAACAAATAATGATTTATTAAAGTTTGATATACAATTAAATGCTTTGTGGTTCCAAGGACAAATGCCAACTCCACCTAATCAGCACGGTAGTGTTGCTAATAAAGATATTCAAGCAGGCACCGATGAACAAAAAAATCAAGCAATTATACAAAAAGGCGAAGCTTCTAGTGGTGTTACTTCACTAGCTGGAGGAGCCGCAATTAAGCCTGATTACAGTATTAAAACAGGAACTGCCTCTGGAGATAAAACAGTTGAACAAGTGATTGCTGATGCATTTAATCATGCATTCTTAAACGGCTCTAAAGATTTAGCAAATGTCAACATTGATATTTTAGGAGATCCGTTTTTTATATCTGACAGCGGAATTAATTCTAATTATTTTGCAGAAGAAAGTAGTAATCCACAAGTCACTACAGATGCTAGTATGAATTGGGAAGCTAGCGAAATTTATGTTTTTATATCTTGGAGAAGTCCTATAGAACCTAATTTAGGAGTTACAGGTGAAGGTGGATTATACAATTTTCCTAAGGGAGAATGGATTAGTCCGTTCAGCGGAATTTACAAAGTCAACTATGTCAACAGCAAATTTTCCGGCGGATCCTTCCAGCAAACTCTTGAACTAATGAGATTACAAGGCCAAGGTAACGATTACATTGACGGTTCTGAAGCAATTAGCAAACAAACACAGATGTTATACGATACAACTACACCTGAGCCTCCAAGGTCCGGACCAACAGATGAAGACATAGCAGCAAACAACGCCGCACTTGGCGACTTTATGGGATAACAAATGTCAACAGAAAAAAGAACAGCCGTTAGTGAAGCATCCGGTAAAATGGGTACTGGGGTCATGATGGCCAAGGTAGTTGGATATTTGGATCCTTCATTTATGGGTGGAGTTGAAGCAGCAATTACAAGAGATAACGGAAATGAAATAGGAGATATTGGACAAACATATAATTTAAAATATGCTAGTCCCTTCTATGGTGTAACTGCCTATGAGTATCAAGGGTTAAACAAAGATGACTTTAATGACACTCAAAAAAGTTACGGAATGTGGTTTCCTACACCGGAAATTGGCACTACAGTGTTGTGTGCATTTGTAGATGGTAAACCATCGGAAGGATATTGGTTTGCCTGTGTACCCGGACGCTTTGCAAATCATATGATCCCGGCAATTGCAGGGTCAACAGAAGTTGAACTAACTGCTGATCAAAAGAAAAAGTATGATACTACTCAACCTCTGCCAGTGGGGGAAGTTAATAGAAAAACTAATAATCTAGAAAAAAAATTAGAAATGGGTAAGATTAAAAAAGCTGTTCATCCCATTGCTGATAGATTTTTAGAACAAGGTTTATTAGAAGACGATGTTAGGGGAGTCACTACATCGACTAGTAGACGTAGTATACCTAATACAGTATTTGGAATTAGCACCCCCGGTCCGTTTGATAGAGGAAGTGGCGCTAAAAAACAATTTATTGGAAAGAAACAAACAAAGAGTCCAAGCACTGTTCCTGTTAGTAGACTTGGTGGAACAACAATGGTATTTGACGATGGTGACGATCAATATCAACGTAAAAAACCTGCAAGCACCGGATCAATGGATTATGCCGACACTTTAAATAACGAAAAAGGTGATCCTAATATTCCCTACAATGAATACTTTAGAGTTCGTACAAGAACAGGGCACCAGATACTATTACACAATAGCGAAGATTTAATCTATATAGGAAACGCTAGGGGAACAACTTGGATTGAAATGACTAGCAATGGTAAGATCGATATCTATGCCGAAGATAGCATTAGTATACACAGCGAAAATGATTTAAATTTTAGAGCCGATAGAGATATCAATTTTGAAGCAGGAAGAAATTTAAATTTAAGAGCAGAAGAAGGTAGACTACACGCTGACATTGCAACAAATTTAGAAATAGTAGTCGGTAAAGATGGGCTTATAACTACTACTGGAAATGTAGATATAAACACTACAGGAAATAATAAAATTACATCTGCTGGCACACTTGATATTAAAAGTGGAGGCGCAGCAAAAATCACTGCCGGTGGAGATTTTTCAGTCGGTGCTACAAACACAACAATTTCAGGTGGCAATATTAATCTTAACGGTCCTGCCGCTCCCGCAGCAGCAGATGCAGCGTTAACAGAGTTGTTACAAACACACGAAAATGTTGTAACTAGCTCAACAGAAAAATGGGACGGCAAAAATAGATATGCAGTTAGTAAACCATTAAAAAGCATAATGAAACGTATACCAATGCACGAACCGTGGGCACTACATGAGAATCAGGCACCTGATTTCTTTACACCAACAAATACAGATAGGGACGCATAAAATGGCTAAAATTTACAATAAAAAATCAGTAGCATCCTTCACAGCAAGCGTAAGTGACAGTCAGCAATCATTTACCTATAAAGGATTTAGCAGTAAAGAAACATCTAATACCTTTAAGTTAAACGATATTGATTTAGTAAAACAAGATTTAATTAATCACTTTTATATTCGTAAAGGTGAAAAACTTATGAATCCTGATTTTGGAACAATTATATGGGATTTATTATTTGAACCCTTTACTGAAGAAGTTAAACAACTAATAACAAAAGATGTTGAGCAGATTATTAATTATGATCCTAGGATTGCCATTAATGGAGTTGTTATAGACAGCACCGACATGGGTATTAGAATCGAAGCAGACATCACATATTTGCCCTT